ACACCAACGCCGAGTTCAACTCCTGCTCCTCCATTTGATGTAGATGCTGCTGCTTATTTAGCCGATATTCTCGCAACTGGTGGAACTCTAAATGCTACAATTTCAGCGGCAACAGATACTTTATTTACTTCATTAAAATCAAATGGTCTTTATACTAAATTACAAGTATTTTATCCTGTTGTTGGCGGGATAGCATCTTCTAATGCTTTAATGGGTAAAAGAAGTTCTGGAACAACTTATGATTTGATATTTAATGGAGGATTTACACACACATCAAGTGGTTCAACGGGTAATGGAACGAATGGTTGGGCTAATACAAAATATCCTAATAATTTGAATAATCAGCTTGATATGTCGTTTGGATTTTATCAACTCAACAACGACACAAGTTATGTAAATATGGGTGTTAGAGATTCTAGCCCAACAGTTTTTCTCCCCTCTGTTATAGCATCAAATAATGAATCCAGTAATAATTATTTCTTTAGACTTGGAACAGACGCAAATGCTCAGGCATCAAGTTTGAACGCACAAACGGGAATGTTTATTGGTTCAAGGACTTCAAATACAAATGCGTCATATTATAGAAATGGAAATACAACTCCAATTTTATCATTAGGATATACATATACAACAGGGGCAAGTTCAAGTAGTGTTATTATCTTTTGGAACTTTAATAACGAACAACAATTTTTCGGTGTTCCAAATCCGCAAGCAGGTTATTTTGCTAATTGTATAATGAACTGTATGTTTATAGGAACAGGATTATCAGCACTAGAACAACAAACTTTAGCAGGAATATTTAATACATTCAATACATCATTAGGAAGAAATACATATTAAATGATAAAAAGATTACTATTCAATACAGGAGAAACACTTATGATACAATATGTATATCAACTTACGGAGCATCAAAAGGATAGTTTGATGGGTCAATTAGTTCAACCTAATTGGTATTTTTATCCAGTTCAAGATTGTAATGAAAATTGGGTTATTTCACAAGAAGAAATTGATAATTCAATTTATCCTGAACACGAATGGATTTTAGATTTACCAAAAATAGATTGGTGTGCTCCTATAATCCCTAATCCACCAATTTCATAATATGAATATTTTATTCATATTGATTGATGATAAACTTGACGCACACTACATAATTAGCGAGAATGTTGATAATAAGGAAAAGTCAAACGAATAATTTAATTGCGACTGTGTCTATGAATAAGACACTTCCAAATCCTTTTTATCTTTTTTCATTCCAACACATCGCATCAAAGGAAAGGATAAGTTTTTATCCACAAGTCATTACGAGTAATGTTCGTTATGATAAGTTTAGATTTGTTGAAGCACCAACAACAAATCTTTCTGCCACTCCACCACAAGTTTTTTTTGAATACTTGGGTCAGTATTATTATTCCATTTATGAGAATATCACATCAGGTTCTACTGATATAGCACTTGCTTACAACAAACTTGAAAGTGGTAGAGCGTGGGTTATTGTCGGTGATGATAATACCCAAGAATGTTTCTTTGAACCTTATGTATCAAACGATGAGGACTTCGCACAGGTAATCTATGTTAGCGAGCAAGAAGAAGCGTGTATTTATCCAACCCCGAGTATAACACCGAGTCCCACACCTACTGCGAGCATCACACCTACAACCACATCAACCCCGACAAACACACCAACACCGAGCAGTTAGGAATAACAATATGGATAAAACAAAAAAAACTGATATTTATTAGTAATGAATGATAAAAACAAATACCAATTAGGAATACAAGAGTTCAACGCCGCCTATGTTCCGCAGTATCAGGAAGTAATCAAAAACAAGCCGTGGGTGTTCTATGGGTCGGAAAATGACTTCCCAAATCACTTACTAACAATTTACAATTATTCACCTATAACTCGTGCTTGTGCTAATGCCACAATTTATGGTGTGAAGGGTAAAAACTTTATTGTGAAGGAAGGAGACCCTAATAGAATTGCTATGGCGAATCGTAGTGAAACTTTATATGAGGTCTATGAAAAACTTGTTGTTGATAGAATTATTTTTGGGGGGTTTGCTTGTAATATTGTAAAATCCAACGATGGTGGTATTGCTGAAATATACCATACCGACTTTTCAAGATTGAGAGCGGGTAAAGAAGATATGTTTGGTAATGTCGGGACATATTATTATTCTGTTGATTGGAGGGGAACACAAATAAATCCGCAAAAATGGAAACCTGTTGAATTACCAGCATTTAATATGGTTAGTGATGAAGCCCCATCTCAAATCTACTATGCGAAACGATACTCACCGATGATGAGTTATTATCCTCCTTGCGATTGGATTGCTTCACTAACAACCGCACAATTAGATATTGAGATAAGAAACTTCCATCTCAACAACACACAAAATAGTATGATGCCAAGTATGTCTGTATCATTTCTAAGTATGCCAAGTGAAGAAGAAAGGGATATTTTGATGCGACAATTAGAAGCCAAATACACATCCACAAATAACGCAGGTAAGATTTTTCTATTTTTTAGTGAGAATCCAGAAACTGCCCCTGTTATATCACCACTTCCTAACAACGCAAGTGATGCGTGGTATTCAAATATGTCTCCACAGATAGACCAAACAATTCTAACTGCGTGGGGTATTTCATCACCTATGTTATTGGGTATTAAAACCGAAGGACAACTCGGCGGTAGAACAGAAATGTTGGACGCTTACAATTTATTTTTACAGACAAGAATTATCCCGATACAAGAAGAAATCCTTGCTCATATACAGAAACTTTTGTTCCTACGAGATAAACAACCTATTCATTTGGGAATAGAACAAAACCAAATCTTACCTGATGAAGAACAATCACAGGTGGATATTAAAGAAGGAATATAATGGCTACAGTATTACTTATCAGCGAAACCAAACTTAAAGCGTATTCAACTTTACATCAAAATACGGATATGGCTTTGATGACTAACGGGATATGGATGGCTCAAGAATTAGGATTACAAACGCTCATAGGCACCCTTGGCTACGATTACTATATGGAACTTGTGAAATCAGTTCAACTATCAGGTGGGACTATGTCTCAAGCCGATAATATAATGTTAAATGATTACATCGCACCTTACTTGATTCATAGAGCCTTTTACGAATTGATGCCAGAAATATATTCTCGTAAGGTCAATAAGGGCATAATTATCGGTCAAACAGAACAAGGAGCATCAATAGACATAAAGGGTATGTCCTACTTGAGAGAAATTGAAATGAGTAGATACGAGTTTTACGGACAAAGATTGCTGGATAGAGTTCAGGCTTATCCAAGTGATTATCCCTGGTATTATTCCTACACAGATAAAGATGGTATGCCATCAACATCACAAACTTATTTCGCAGGTATTCACTTCGCACCTGGTATGAGAAGACCACCAAGAAGAAATGATTGGTATAGAAACTTACCATACTATCAAGGCCCCGAGTATGATGCTTGTGTAAATTGCGACTGATATGACTAACGAAGTTTTATTACTTATATCCAACTCAATTACTGCCGTAGCCGCTTGGTTTGTGGGTAGAAGAAAAATGAGTGCTGAAACGGACAATCAGGTATTGAGAAACCTTGAGTTGTCTGTGAATCTTTACAAAGAAATTATTGACGATTTGAAGAAGGAAATACAAGACCTGAACCTCAAGATACAAGATTTGGAAAGAAAAATAGACGAATTACACGCCGAAAACAAAATCCTAAAAAACAAACTAACAAACATATAATATGCCTATTAAACCAAAAACAGACGAAACACAAGACGAGTTTATCTCTCGTTGTATTGGTGAAGAAATAAATGCTGGCTACGAACAAGACCAAGCATCCGCAATATGTTATTCTTATTGGGATAAGAGAGAAGAAATGGGAACAGAAGACATTACAGACAATTTGGACGACCTTGAAACAGAAGTGGAGCAAGGGTTCGCTTTTGCTACAAAAGAGAGTGAGGACTTTGCCACACTA